TCTTAAATGTTTGTGCAAGTGGATTTGGTCTTGCTTCTACATCTGTAACACTATCAATTAACTGAACACCTTCATTAGCTTTGAATATTGAAGGAGAAGTTGAATTAATTGTTGAAGGATTCTCTGGCAATCTTCCAACAGCATAGTATTTAATTTCTGCGTAACTATCTACTGTATCCTTAGCAGCATTAGTAGAACTAGAAGTAAACCTAACAGTCTTAGTTCCAGCAGTTACCCTAATCTGTTCTGATGTAGTATCATACTCTAATGTGTCTGGACTACCAGTCCAAGAAGCATTTTGTAATGGTGAATATCCACCAGGAATTAGAATGAGTCCACTAGCATTACCATTTTCGTCAGTAATGATAGATCCATTAAATCCAGAAAGTGAATTACCAGCAATTCCAGTAAACTTACTATCTGGAGTGACCCATCTAGAAATATCTTTTCCTTCTAAGAAAGGATATAGTCTTGTTGATGGCTTAAGTCTGGTAACTACATATTTGACAGCAATACTTCTAGCAAAGAATCTTAAAGAAGTAGCAACTGTACCTTGACTATTACTATCAGTAGAAAGTCCCTTACCAATTTCATTATTCTGTGGACTTACATTAGAAGAACTAGCAACACTTGCTGTTTGTACTGTTGATACAGCAGAATCAGAATTAGTAGATGAGAATGAAGCAATCTCTCCAAATGAATTCTTAGAACCAACCCAATTAACAATAAATGAATCAAATATACTTGAGAATGCCTCCTTTATATTATTCTTAGCAATAAAGATTGAATAAAGTTGAGTGTTATTATCTACAACTAAAGGTTCTACTGTCTTATCATACCAAGGGTCAATAGAAGGAGTTAATTGACCTTCTCCAACATATTGTAATGAAACAAATGGGTTAGGATTAATTGTTTTAGTTGCAGATTCATTTCCAAGAAGAGACAGAGTTGTATATGGTAATGTTACGATATCACCTGTTCTCTGATAACCACTGATAACTCTTTGATCATCTCTGCTATTAACTTCGGTTAAAGCATAAGAATCTTCATTAGTTTGAGCTCGTAATACAGACTGTTGTGTATCAATAGCACACTTATAGTCTGGAGAAGAAATATCTCCAACTAAATGAGTCTCAAAGTTATCAACAATAAATCCAGTCTTAAATCTATCAAATCCAATCTCATCACGGATCTGCATACCTAGTGCTTGCTGCTCAAGGATGCTTAATGTTGTGTAATATTCTAATCGTTCGATACGCTTTTCAAGCTTACCGATATCCTTCATTGTATATCTACGATTATCAACAGGAGTAATTCTCAAATCCTTACTTGATGTCGTAAATGCAGGAACATAGATGTAATATAATGCTACAGCATCATCTATATTCTCTGGTCTAGTTGGGTTCTGTGATGAATTACCTTCCTTGAGTACAAATTGACCTTTCTTATTTAAGAAAATACCGTCAATTCTGTTGAGGAATTCAGTTTGACTGAAGCTAAACGTAAATTCAAGATTAGCATCTGGAGCAGGAGTAACTGAAAGAACACCGCCTTCTCCAGTAAAACTAGTTGATCCTCCTTGTCTTGATGAAGTATCACTATAACCAGTGACAAATGAGGTGGAATCGACTTTTGGTCTGAAGTCAAGAACATTCTTAAGAGAAACAATGCCATAAACAGAAGAGTTGAATGTAGGAATTTCTTCTAAGGTAACACCAGCCTCATGGCTATAACTGTCAACTGTACAGAAATCTCCTTGTGAATGTTCAAAGTAATCAAATGCTACAACTAGTTGTCCAGTTGGTGCTTCGTATCCTGGTTTTAGAACTATTCTTGAAGTATCATAGAAGGTTTCTCTTTGTCCATTATCAAAAGTAAATCTTTCAGTAACATCAACACCGTTACCAGTTAGATTTCCAGCAGTATCAACATTAGGAGGTTGAGTAGATGTACCCTCATAAACATATTTCAACTTAAACGCATCAGAATATGTTGAAAGAATAGTTGATTCGTCATCGAAGTTCTCACCACGAAGAGGAATAACTCTATCTCCAACACCTTTAATAAGAATTCTCTTATTCTTAATAGCAGTCTTAATTCTTGGACGAGCTTTAGTTAATTCTAATGTTGCTGTTAACTTCAACTTAGGGAAATTAGAAGTAGCACCAAAAACTGTAGTTGGTAATGTGACAACAACTGAACCAGCATTTAATCCACTAGCTAAATCAGTTGTAGATGAAGTTGATATATCATCTTCTGTAATGTAGACAATATCACCTTTAGAGACATTAGTTGAATCACCTGGATCCAATACAGTCATAATGAAATTAGATTCACTAAATGCTACAAATCTTTGTGTACCAAAAGGCAATTGTGCTGTGAATGTAATAGAACTACCACTAGTACTAGAGGCAGTAACAAAGTCTCTTCTATAATAGTACTTAATCTTAGAATCATCAGATCCTCTAGAGACAGAAGATACCTGACCACTTCCAGTTGGATATAAAAGAGTTCCTTGGTTAAAGTTATCAATCTTAGGTGTAATCTTAACTACACTATCATTAACGACTGCATCAGGAAGTACTGTATCCAAATAGATTCTAGACTTTAATGTTCCATCTGGTTTTGTAGCATATGATACACATGCTCTTACAGACTTACCATCTTGTCCAGTGTATTGAATATAATCACCTTGCTTTAAGAATTGAGTAGCATCGCCACCAAATCCATTACACTCTAATAATTTGTATCCTTTGTTACCTGAGAATGTATAAGATGTTACAGGTACTAAGGTTGTATTTGTAGTTTTCTGACTTTCTATATCTGCTGTAAACTTATTTGCACCAAGGGATCCAAAAGCAGAACCAAAAGACTTAACATCTTGAGGACTGTATGTAACTACAGTATCCCTAAACAATACAGCATCTACTCTAGCAGCAAGAGTAACAGTACCACCACCAACATTAACACTTACCAAAGGTGGTTGATTATATGTTTGATTAAAAGCAGATCTTTCTTTTACTACAACATTAGTTACATATCCAGTTCCACCAGTATCTACAGTTACTGTAACTTTAGAAGTATCAAATAATTGTCCATTAATGTTTAAATTAGTGTTTGATGGATATCCACCAGTACTTCTATACTTAACAACAAAGTGTGAAATAGTATTATCTGTTGCAATCTTTGCAGCATTATCACCTTCGTCTCTAATAGTTTCACCTGATTTAAACTTACCAGATAAAGTACGAACCATTAATATACCAACACTACTAAAGTCTGATGATGAGGTTCCCTCAACGATACCATAAGCACCACTAGTTACACCAACAACATATTGACCAGAAGCGAATCCTGTGGATGGTTGTGCTTCTAATGTTAACTTAGTAAAGAATGTTGGTGCGAAATATGATAGACCAAAAATACCATTATAGGCAGAGTCTCCATTAGAGAGTCTTCCTTTTGATAATATATTATCGGTATCTCCATTAAAACCAAATCCTCTTTCTTTAAGAGTAAAGTTACTTGGTTTTGCAGTACCTATAAGAGGAGTTATTACAGGGTTGTAATCAATAACATAACCCAATCTATTAGCAGCAGCTCCAGATCCAGTTGTGGTATCTAGATATAAGAATCTTCTTTCAGCTGAATCATCTTCTGCGTCATATTCAGTAATAGCATCTAACTGTGATTTCTTACCAGTTAAAGTAATTTCTGCAAATCTCTTTGCTGTATCTCCAGGACTTGCATCTGGTCTAGTTATTAAACTATATCCAATAACTTTAAGTGTATTAAATGCTGCTGGTAGACCTGATGCTCTAGTTGATACAACATAAACTTGATTACTACCATCACATACATCTGTAAATGCTAGTGTTGGTAATCCACTAGAAGGGTTTGCTTTATCTACAAGATCAGCCTTGGTTATTTCTACTGTGACAGTTTTAATACCGTCACTGTCAGTAAATATAGTTCCTCTTCTATCAACAGTACTTACTCTTTCATCTGCATTTAAAGCAAACTTTTGAGAAGCACCAAACTCTAAATTCTGACCAATAGTTCCATCATTATAAACATTAAAGAACTCAAGATCTGGATAAGCAGTTAAATCAGATCCTTCTGAATTTAATGGTACTGATCCTGAAGTATTTGTAATCGCGTATGTTGGAAGACCTCTTGTTTTAAGAGTTATATTATTTGATTCTAATGTATCTCTTGCTTTGCTAATTTCAAGGTTCTTTGTCTCCTTGTTAACAATTTCATATCCTCTAATATATGCTTTACCTGTTCCAACACCAGCAAGCATTAACTTACTTGCATCTTCGGCAGATTTACCATTATAGAGTCCATCAGAATCAACAGCATACACACCATTGTTTCCTTCCTTCTGTGCATACTCTCTGACATCAACAGAGAAGTTATCTACAACATAATCACCAGACTCATCATATGTCCTTCTAGCAAGAGTCTGTTCTAATAATGAGTAGTCTGCTTGTACTACTTTCTTTTGTATTACACCACTCTTAACTCTTAAGAGCTGAATAAAATTCTTATCTGTCTGAGTAGTTAAAGCATACTGCTGAAGTGTCAGACTTATTTTTAATCTATGTGCGCCTGGTGCAGAGAAATTAGAAGAACTAGTTGCATTATCATACAGAGTTGTATCTTCCTCTGGAGTTACAATGTCTTCTGCAATCTTGAATCCTACTTTAGCACTAGGTGCATTATAATATGGATCAATAACTAATAGTTGCTCGTCATTACGTACAAAATATCCATTAACAAAGTAAATACCTTCTTCTACCTTAACAGCAGAAGCATATCCCATTGCAGGACTTACTACTGAAGATTCTACACTTGTATCTGGATCAGTAACAGTAACAGCAGTTGGAAGAACGGATCCATCAGTTCCAACTACCATTAATGGAGTATTAACACCATCAATTACCTCTAGAGTCTCACCTTGTCTAAAAGTAGACTCATTATTAGCATTACCACTAGTAGTGTATATGACAAATAAAGTATCTGAATTAGTTTCTGTGGCGATCTTAGTAGAAACTACGTTACCAATAACACCAGAAGTTAAACCCTTTAATCGAGTTCCTACTAGTGTTGATATATCATATTTCTTATAAACGATATTACCACTACCATCGTTTACAGCAACTTCAGAAACGGAAGATAATTTAACAAAATCAAGTTTGTTATTAAGTCCTACTTCACCAGGTATTACTAAGTCTCCCTGCTTGAAGGCATACTTACCAAATTGTTCAACCTGATTCTGTAGAATCGATTGTAATTGTGTTAATTCTCTACCTTGAATAGAGTAACCAGGACGGAAAAGAATCTTATAAAAATTCTTACTCGCATCAAAGTCCTCAAAATAAGGAGATACATTTAGATTCGTCTTTTGAGGCATCGTATTCCGCCAATATACTAGTATCCTTCGATGTTATTTAGCGAGGATTCAAGTAATCAGAATTCGATAACTAGTTTAATATCCTCGATTTGGTCAGCAGCACGAGTGATGAGTCTTCTGTTTTCAACATAGATTACATCACCTGAATTGTTGTCGATTTCAGGAGAACCCAAACCACTTGCAAGGGTTATTCCTTCAACTGCTCCATTAGCACTGGTATCAACATTTCCTGACGCAGTAGACTGTCCACCAGCAACAGCGTTTGAACCATTAGATTCAAATGCATATACCTTACCATCAGAGTCGATGTGCTGTGCGTTACGCTGGTAATACTTAAGAATACCTGCTGTTGTAGATCCACTATCTAGAACCCAAGAAACAACAGTACCCTTTGCTGTATTAGAACCACTATTAACAGTCTGTGTGATCTCTTCATCAGCAATATAATCTGCTGTAGCACCAGTAATCTTAACGGCACTTAAACCGTTTAAAGTACTAGCAGTAGAGAATGTAGTAGTTCCAGCATTATATGGATCCTTAATAATACCGATCCTACGGAAGTCGTTATCAACAGGGAAGTCACCAGCACCTTCAGCATAAGTTAGACGAATATTCGTCATAACTCTCTTAGCATTCAGTTCTAGTTCCATATCAGCACCATGTCCACCTTGAGGAGGAAGGATTACTTCTATCTCACCAGTGTGGTTAGCAGGAGTTGCAACACCAGAACTTAGTCCAGTATCACTGAAGAGGTTTCCATTAGCAAGATTAACAGTTGCATATGTATATCCACTACCAACTGCCTGAACTGAAGCACTCTCTATAGCACCACCAGCAGTTGTTGTGATCTTTGCTACACCGCCATTTCCATCACCACGAATTGCAGTGTATAGAACCTGAGCAGCAGGTAAGTTTGTTCCAGCATCTTCAACTAATACAACATCTACTCTACCAGCAGTGGCAGCAGCCTCTGTTGCTTGACGAGATGCATTGGTTGCAAGAACAACAGGCATAAAGTCTGAAGAAAGGAAACGCAGTACATCATCTGTTGGAAGAGTAAACATATACTTCCAGATGTATCCAGCACCAGCAGACTCAGTGTATATACCATTACTATACTGACCTGATCCTGTGCTTGGTTCTGAAGTAGCGTTTTGACCTTGTGGGTTAGCAGGATTCTCTCCATTATAAAGGCACTTGAATACCTCATAACTAGAGTTCATCACATAATACTTAGCATCAGCAATAGCACTAGCACCTGTAGCACTAGACTTACCGAGTTGACCACCACCAGCAGGAGTTGCTGAGTAGTCAGGCTTCCACATATCAAATTTAGGGTTAGCGACTAAATCCCAGTTGTAGCGTCTTACTACACCACGAGCATACTCACTAGTAATTCTCTTAGCAGCAATAATATCATCGTAGATATCATATTTCTCTTTTTGGTTATCTAAAGGAAGGGGTGGTTCATTTTCTGTACCATATCTATAGACACCTGCCTTTGCAGTAACTCCTGTATCAGAACCACCACTGTACCCTTTAATAGTAGCACCAGCAGCACCTGGAGTTGAGTTTACACCATTGGATCCGAAGATTCCAGTTAATAGCAATGAATCGGAATAAACTGTAGAGATCGTTCCACGGAATGTAGCAGCACCATAGTTAGCACCGACATAAACTTCTTGACCAGCAGAAAAACTACCACCAGTTGTGGAGTATGTTTCTAAACTAGCGTTCCAAGCTTGTGGACGACCAACAAAGAAATACATCCTTGTTCTTTCGGCACTCGTATCAGTAGCACCTTCAGTTAGCGATTCTAGAAATTGCTTCGCGTTAAAAATTCTAAATTTATCAGAGATAATAGCAGCCATTGAGTTTTCCTACGATTTGTATGCGCCAAAGTTATTTATATTTATACAACTTAAGTTAAATGGTGTGGGACAATTTCCGCGCCATTTGTTAAATTGTTGGTTCCCTTCACAAAACTGCATCCATCGAATGAAGATGCGGAAATTGATGTATATGAAATTACTGCTCCAGTGGATACAAATAGGTATCCTGAGGATGGGAAATTAGCAGTTGTATTTACTGTAACTGTAGGCCCCACAGTGCTTGTGGAGGAACAGATAGCAACAGGATTTGTGTAAGTTGGATGTCCTAAATTGAACCAATCACCACCGAGAGTATAATTGGAATCTGCTCTCTTAATGAAGTCATTTATAGTGATCGATGCAAATAATCTATCAAATTCACCTAATGTTAGGTTTGATACACCAAACGCTCCATCATCGAAACCAGTATACTGATAGTCACCAATGTTATGTCCAAGGTTACCTACGATATATGTACTTTGATATTCAGAAGTTCCAAATACCTCATTACGAACCTCAACCACAGTACCATCTCTTTGTGTGACAGTTCTAGGATCGTCTATTAAATCAACCATTCCATTTAGTCTAGTTGATATAGGATCACACCACTTATACTCCTCTTGGTACATATCAACCAAACCAGCAGGAGGTGTGAATATCTCAAAGTTGGTTGAGGGTTCAAAAACAGAATTAACAAATTCTACTTTCGCTTGCCATTGTTGATATGACTCACTGAACTCACCATCTGGTAAGTGAGTTGCATGTTCAACAGAACTAATGCTGTGTATAACATTAATTCCACCAGGAACAACAGAAACAACATCAGGAATCTGTCTAACATATGTACCAGCAGCCCATGTCTGCTCAGTAGTATCATTAACTCCTCTTGTAACAAAGAGGAAACGATCATCTTGCTTCTGTGGATAGAATATAATCTCAGTTCCTACAAGTATCTTACCACTTGGAGTAAACTTAGATGTATCTGGTACATATACAATACTATCACCAACATTACAATCAACATCCAAGAATGCAGCATTGGCATAGTAATTAGTATTCTCAATAAAGGAATTATTAATCGGTCTTTGGAGATTAATATAAACATCCTTAGTGACAATAACATCAATCTTAGGTGGTTGAATCTGAAGAACAGCAGTTACTTCTCTTTCAGAATCTAAATCTTCACGAGCAGCAGTTGGTGGATTCTGTCTCTGCCAAGCAACTACTTCCTGAGATCCAGGTTGAGGACCAGGAGCAATAACCTCTTGTTGTGCTGGCCAAATACAATCAACATTCCTTATACTTACATCAAATTCTGACCAACCAATTATAGAAGTAATTCTTGCTATTGGAGGAATATTACCTGTAGGTGATATAATATCAGTAAGAGTAGAACTAGATCTCATAGATGCTGGAACAACACCTACAATACCTACACTAACTGCATCTACTTGAATCTCATTCGCTTTGCGAATCTTATACTTTCTAGTAACAATTACCTTAGGAGCAGAAGTATATCCACTTCCACCATCAATAAGATCAACACCAATTACTTGACCTTGATCTACAGTAACCATTGCACGAGCACCACCACCTGCTCCATCTGTAGGAACAAATTCTAATACAGGAGGTGTGTAGTATTGATATGCAGTTGGTTGTGCAATAATAGGAGGACTAACAGTAAAGTCTGTAACTTTCTTATTCCAAGATAAAGCAGTTACCTTACCACCATCTACTGTAGCAACAACACTAAGACCTTCACCACGAGTAATACCGTTGAAAGGAGTTACCTCAAAAGTTCCATAATGATCAGATGTTACATCAGCACCTGTTCTATATTCCTTACTGTAAACTTTATCTGCAACCTTATTAATAGTTCTAAATTCTGATTCACCATCCACCTTAATCTCATCACCAGGGAATAGTTTCCAGAATCCAACTCTCTTGACAGGGTTACCTGTATTATATCCAGTAAAACTAGTTAAAGACTGTTTAACTAATTGTATTGTTCCATCAGCAGCAACATTATTAGTCGATAGTACACATGTATTACTAGATTGAACTATACTATAGGAAGTGCCAGGATTACCAAGAGCACCAATCTTAACATCAAAAGTTGATTCAACTGCACTATTAGCAGAACTTAGTTTAATAATAAGATCAGTACCAACTACACCATAATCAAAAATCTTTCCAATTGGATTTATAGTACCATCTCCTCTCTCTTGGTATACCCAGAGATCATCATACTTTTTATTATAAACTGCATAAGAATCAATATCAGTCTTAATTGTAGTCCCATTTGAGACTGTTAGATTCTTACTAACAAGATAAGAGTTTGGCTCATGATCATAGAAAGTAACAACCTTCTCATAATCTCCACCATAAAGAAGGCGAATATCAATAACATCTTCTTTCTTAACTTCGTTGACAAATGTTATATTAGGACCGCTAATTGTATACGCTGATTGATACTTTTGTATAACACCGTTAATCAATACTACTAAGAATCTATGATCAGTAATGTTAGTAACAGTATTACTCTTAGTTCCTACAACTAAGAATGGTCCTTTTGCACTACTACCATCTTCTTGTATTAGAGTCTTATCTATAGTAAATCTTCTGTAATTACCTACATTATAAGCAAAGAATTTCTCAACTGCTGTAGGTTCTCCAAGAGTTCTAGCAGTAATATCTTGATCCCAAATAGGTGGATTATCAAATACTAATTGATTTGGATTCTTACTTCTATCAATATAATAAGCATCTCCTGTATCAATTGTTGAATCATATCTACTTCTTTGTAATACACCATTCAAAGCAACAAATAGATCGTCTTCGTTACCACTTAGATTTACCTTAGTACCATCTTCCCAGAACAAATCAAATATTGTTGTTTCTCCATCAATATAATCTGGTAGAGATCTAGTTGCACTAGTTCCACCAATACCATTAAGAATATTAATATTTAAAGAATCAACAGCAGAAACTACATCAGCACATTCTGATGATGTTAATTGTGCATCTGGAATAATACCAATATTACTATAAGGTGTTAACTGTGTATAGTAACCTCTCTTATTAGGATTAAAGTTTGTTTTCTCAATAACATTAGGACCAGTAGTAATAATCTCTTCAATAATATCATAGAAAGTATTCAATGAAGACTCAACTTCTGCACAAGAAGGAGAATAAGGATCATTAGGGATATTATTATCTACAAATGGTGTAAGACTAGAATAAGGACTAGGATTAAATGACTGTCTTATTATAGCAGGACAAACTTCTACTAATGCTTTCTTATAAGTTTCTAATGCTTGTGTTAATGAATCATCAATGAAATCTAATTTACTACCAACAAAGTGTAATTCAGCAGCTTGTACAACTTCTGTGTTACCACCATACTTAAGATGCTTAACAACAGCATCAATGAAATACCCAAGATCTCTTCTACACTTATATTCCTTTCCTGGCCAATTGTTACCTGGATATGTTTCTTTTGCCCAGTTAACTGCATAATCAACAATAAGATCTTTATTCTTTCCAATTAAGAAAGAACCATCAACAAACTGACCATTATTAATACCTGAAAAACTAAAGTTTATTTGGTTATCACCTGTAAAGACAGGAGGTACTGCTAAAGTATAATTTGTCCTGTATGTATTAGGAGGTTGAACAGCACCAGTTCCTGTAGCCAATGTTACATTACCAGTAGCAGTACCATTTAAGAAAGTAGTACCAGGACTACTTGATCCTGGAGGTGCAGATCCAGCAGTTGCTTGTGCTGGAGCAGATACCCTTATTTCAGTATCAGAAAGAATTTCTATTACTCTAATGTTATTAGCAAATGGTAATGCTATACCTGCACTAAGTGTAGCTCCTATAGCAATATTTGCTGTTCCTGAATTAACTTCAACAATATCACTACCTGCGGTAAATGCTGCATTTACTTCAACCCAATCCCAGTTACGAATAGCAAGCCTTGCTAATCTAAGAGAATAGTTAAATGCTGCTTTGATATAAACTTCATATCCTTCATATGATGACTTGTATATCTCTGCATAATCAACAGCCTTAACATTACCACCAAATCTAATATCATGTTCTACAGCACTAAGAATTAATCTAATGTCTTCTTTAAATCTCTGTTCTAAGAGGTTCCAAGGTATAGTGCTATTTTTAATAATATCATCATACTCTGCTTCAAACCAACCAATAGTCTCATTAACTATAAAGTCTTGGTTTAGATTGATTTGATTAGCAGCATCTATCCATCTACCAGATCTCTGATAAATGTTTTTAACTTTCCTTAATTGTGCTGCATTAATTGTATCAGACTTAAATTCAAATAATTTTCCAAGGAATACTTGTTGAGGAACTACACTACCATTAACATTATCTTCTCCAAGAGGAGGTGCAGCAAATGTTATACTATTACCAGTAACAGTAAATGCTACTCCTGGTTCTTGTATTACACCATCTAATGTTATTATTAATGCTTGTTCATTATAAGGATAAACAAGTTGATTTGTCTCAGCATTCTGTAATTGGAATGTTTTAGTTCCTATTAACTGCCCATCACTATTAAATTGTCCATCAAAGTTTGCTGCTAACTTAACAGGTTGTGCAATAAGATCTTGAAAATTAAATTCCTCTACTCCAACAGATCCTGTTCCAGTCTTTGATCTATAATCTTCTAACTTTTGAATAGATTGTGTAACTATTCTCTTAGTACTTTCAACAGTAATCTTATTCTTATCAGGATCCCAGAGATTAATGACACTAAAGGTTCTTGCTTTAGGAGATTCAACTGGCATAGTAGCACCAGAGTCACCTTCTGCTTTAGGATCAATAATAACCTCACCGAACATTTTAAGTCCAGCTGGATGAGTTGTAGTCTTAATAAGATCTCTCCAAATATTAACTGGAGTTCTAGATCTTATAACATAAGAATAATCTTGGTAGAAGAAGGAATCTGTAATTCTTTGATTAGCATTACCAATTCTACCTCTATCAGATGTAAAGTATCCTTGATTATCGTAAGTAGATTTAACAGCAGGACTGAAAACTGTAACGAATGTAGCAGTTATCTTACCAGTATTACCACTTCTTATACTCTTAATAGTATGATTCTCTCTAAATGCACCAGAAGTAAGAGAAACCTTCAAAAGATTTGAGCCTTCCCTCCATTCAACAACTTTTCCTCGTGCAACTTCAATATTGTTAACAGTTTGAGATATAACTTCACCTTTCTGGAATGCATCAACAGGATAATCCTTTATTACATAAACAAATGAAGAATTGTAATCAGAATATAATGTTTTGTCTCCGTGGAATGCAGCACCATTTCTAACAATAGAAACATTTTTTGGTACACCAATATCAGATCCTCTAGCGAAGACCTTGACATCGCCCTCTATGACTGCGATCTCAGGGGCTTTAGTATAACCCTTTCCTTTAGTTCTTACTTGGATATCTAATACCTTTCCATCCCTAGATGTAATGGTAAATGAAGCATCTTGTCCGTCACCATTAGTAATTACAACTTTTGGTTGTGAATAATTTGAACCATGCTCAGTTACATTAACACCTGAGATACTTTTAGTAACAGTATCATATAAAACTGTTGCAGCAGCACGATAACTTGTAGATGGATTAATACCTAACACAAGTGGAGTCTTTTTATAGTTGTCACCAATACTAGTTACCTTAATAGTGTTGACTTCTCCTACTGCAAATGCAGATGTAGTGGTGTATGTTATTGATCCTGACCCGTCCCACTCAGGAGAATTCCCATCCAGATCATATACAAAACGATTGCTAGTAACATAACTAATTACCTTCCTTCCAGTAAGAGGATCTTTACTAATTGTTATATAAGAATTATCTGAACTACAGATACCATTCTTATCATAATAATAAAAACTACTAAACTCTGTATCCTTTTTCTCAGTATAAGTGTTTGTTGAAGATCTTGCACCAAACCCAAACTTGAGATCAATGTAAGCACCTGGGTTTCCAGGTAATATAGTAGATTCTGTTTTCTCTACAGGGATAAGATTTAATCTAGCACTTGGACTGAAATCCAAATAGATTCCTGTAAGTGAATTATCTGATGTATCAAACTTATACTTGTAGTACTCCTGTACTATTATATTAGGTGTCTTAACGAAATCACCAGTAAGTCCTTTTCTAAACTCAAACTTATTCTCTGGAGTAGTCGCTGAAACAAGGTCAACTAATCTCTTTGGATTACTTTCATCAAAGAACTGTGTTAATTGAGTAATACCTTGTAATGTATCTAATGCAGTAGTTGATGGATAAGCAACTTGTATAGTTTGATTAGTTGAATCATATACAATATCCTCAGATTCATTTACTTTAAATGTTGCTCCAAAGTTATACTTACCATTATAGAGTACAGCAGGTGCTTTATCGTAATGATCAACAGCAGTAGTTGATTCCTGTGCTCTTGCTATTGTAATTACATTACCAGAAATAGAACTGATCTTTACTATCTCATCATCAATCTTAACGAGATCATTATCAGCAAATCTAGAAGCATCAGCAACATTAACTTGTGTTGCTTGACCAGATATACCAACATGGTCTACAAATACTTTCAATCTCTGTGTACTAATAGATGCACCAGATCTAACAAGTGAATCATCAGCAACACCAAGAATGTCTTGTCTCTTATATCCTGTTCCACCAGTAGTAATCTGAATCTCAGTTACATAACTACCAGCAACTGTGATGTTTGCCTTAGCACCAGAACCAGAACCACCAGTAAGAGGGATATTGGTATAACTACCATCTGTATAATCCCAACCAACATTAACAGTTAATAAACGACCAATTCCACTATAATCTATAGTAGTACTAGCAGTAGGAGCCCTTAAAATTAAATCTTGATATATTCTTTTTCTTGCATAGTAAGTAGTTGTAGTAGTGGCATCATTTGGATTGATGGAGATATCAACTGCATCACCTAATCCAATACCATGATTAGAACCAGTCTCTACTAATGCTACATTCTGATTAACTACAAATGGTTCTAGTCCATCACTTAGAGAAGTGAAACTTACTATTCTACTACCAGTTGTATCAGATAAAGAATCACTCTGTAGATAATGATCTGCTAAATTATCTTCTGTTTGAAAATAGAATGGAGCAGTACCAGTAGCACCAAGGTCTGTTCTTACTTTAACAGTAACATTATTAGATGATGATGTAGTTTTTAATACTTCACCAAAAGCAACCTGAGCAACAGCACCATCAGTTAATTTCAATACAGACCCAACAGCATAAGATGCTTGTCTATCAAGAAGCAAATTTAAAACTTTAATTTGTGCAGAGAATGTATTAGTCTTATCAAATGTTCCTTGAACATCTCTTAGTACAACTATAGTATCATTAACTACATCACCAACAACTTCACCATATGTTCCTGTTGCTGGTTGAGTTAACCTATCACCCTTAAAAAGGTAAGCAGGTCTAATAATCTCTAATCTACTTGCTTTAGTCTGAGCAGATTCTAAGAAGTTAACTGTTTTTCCTTTGATAGATGAAACAGCAGATTCAGCACCAATACCTTCTGTTCCTACATTATCAAATACTAATTCCGATCCATTACTAAAATTGGATGAAGAAGAAACAACATCTATTGATTCAATACTTCCAGATTTAATGTCATTAATAGTAGCAATAACATTACCACCATTAGGTGTTATTCCAGCCACTGAAAGACGTCTAGCATTTACAGGAATATCATCTTGAGACAGATTAGAATTATAATTAGAATCTACTGGCAATGAATAGAAATTCTTACCTAAGATATAAGGGAATATAGGATTTTGTTGATCGTCAATGGTAAGGAAATATGCATATGTACCATTGGGATACTCTGGAGTTATACAGAATCTACCATTATTCTCATCTAATAGACCACTACGATGTCTATACTCATAGTCATCAATATAAGTTCCCAAAGGATAAGTACTTGTTACTGGTCCACCAGATCTAGTAGTCTTCTGAATATAACTAGAAGTCATCCTTACAATAGAGGATGTTGCATCTAGTGGGTCTGTATATCCCCAAGCACCATATATGGGGTTACCATCGTAAGCAAATCCTATAATTGGTGAATGAACCTTAAATGTTGGTTCTGTAAATGTAGCACTTAAGTTATCACCTAAGTTATGACGAAGAGTCTTAGGATTACCAACCTGACCATATCCATACTGAAGTTCTTTATTGTAGTTTTCAAATAGATAACCATTCTCAGAATCCAACTTATTCTTAAGATTGTAATACCTATTCTTAACCCATCTTCTTAATGATGCTTTTGCAGTAGCTCCAGATCCAACAGGAGTTACTGTAACACTCACATTAGATTGAGTATAAAATTCTCCTTCAGAGATCTTTGTAAACCCTGTTATCTTACCATTCTCTACAATAGCATTAAACTCAGCAAATCTACCTCTTCCTGCATTATCTCTAATAGAAATAACAGGAGGTGATGAATACCATTCACCTTTGTTGTCAGCCACTAGGCTGGTAACTTTACCATTTGTAACAATAGCACGAACTACTGCTCCACGACCAGAAAGAATCTCAACAGTAGGGGTAGATGAATATTGTGCAACTTCTGTAAGAGTTACAGATTCTACAAACTCACCTGATAAATTAGCAGTTGCTTTTCCAGCAACACCTTCAACAAGTACATATGGTGGTAACTGATATCTACTACCTTGAGTAAGTATAGAGATACCCTCTAACTTACCATAATGCTTATGCTCAGTATCTTTATAACTATATGCTCTAGTACCATTTAAAAATATACCAACATCAAGATTTGGTGTCTCATATATCTCAGTAGTTCTAGTAGCATATTTTCTAATTAATTTTAATAATTTCTGATCTTTAACATCAGTAGATACACCAGTAGCACCATCTAAAATTGCATGTTTTGGATATCCTGAAGCGGCAATGTAATAATATTGATCATCTTCAAAGATAGCACTTACTTCTGTTAATACATCAAAAAGTTTATTTTGTATAGTGGCATGTCCAGGTGCATTAACATTATCATTAACATCTCTAAATCTCCACCTTGTATTATTACTAGTAATATCAGTAATCTTTACATCAGCTGTGGAAAACCCAGGATCTCCAATTTCTACCGCATCTCCAGTAGATGCATATGGTTGTCCATCAGATACATCTAAATTATAGATTAAACCAAAAGATAATAGATTAACACCATTACCAGTTAACTCAATAGGTTCATATACATCTGTTCCAACATTATGATTAGTAGCACTCTGTCTAGTTAAAATATTAAATTGAATAGCATTCTTACTATCAAATGTAAATGTCTCATTACCTATCAATAAGGTTCCAGTCTTACCCCAACCTAAAGTAGAGAATACACTGATAGTATCTCCTTTAGCAGCAGTGGTAGTAATCTCTTTTATTAATTCTGTTTTGGATGTAATCTTAAATTCGCCATTAATGGTTTCTGTTGCAAGATATATGTTGTAAATATCTTCTCCATCAACAGTACTGTCATATCTTACATTATCAACAGTAGCAGAAGCATATGGTACTGTTTCTGTTCTAGTCTGAGTAATAACCTTTCCAACTAGATCGTTAGCATTACCACTAGTAACTTTTGCTTTTAATGCATACCCCTTAACCCAGTCAGACTCTGAAGATTTATATGTACGATCTTTTGGAGCATACACAGTTGGTGCATTCTCTTCACCACCAGCAACTAGAGTATTGAATATGAATCTAACAGATGATTCAGTTCCCTTTGCCTGATAGAACTTACGAATATTCTTAATAAGGGTTCTCTTATCAATTTCACCCTTAAGATACTTCTCAGGGAAAGAACCAAGATACTGTGACTCAAAACTCTTTACTAGAGCATAGAGAAACAGGTTACTAATATTTTGTACAACAGAACCACCAGAATGTGATGCTGCTGCTGTAGTAGCAAATGTACTAGGACTGTAAAGATCTCCTAGAGTTGTATTACCACTAACTCCTCTTGATAACTCTTTAAACTCTGTATCTGTCCTTGACTTATAGAAAAGGATCTCATCATCAATCTTTATGTAACCATTCTCTTCTGGAAAAGAAGTTGCATCATCTACTGTAATGGTTGTTACAGAATCTGTTATATTTCCAGACAGTGTAGTAGACTGCTTAAGAAGTTTTTTCTCGTAATAGTTTATATCACCATAGATGTCTATATTAGACAAAACATCCAAGGTTCCACCTTGATTCTCAAGGTGTTCGTAGTACTTCGTTACGAACTTCCCAAAAAGCTCATACTCAGAATATATGAACTCTGGAAGTTGTGCTTCAATCAGAGTTGAAATTGACTTCTTTGTAACTGCCATCTATATTACTCTGGATATGCTACGAAACTGCTCTTGGCAACATCTACATCAAGATAAACCTCACGGAGTGCAGTAACATCATTTACTAACGGTTTAACTCTTAATTCAATACGATTATCAGAGAAAGTTCCTTTGATAATAGTTACATCATATAATTTAATCTCACCTTTGGTGTAATCTGCTGTACCGATGTTATCATCCAAAAGGACTTTTTCACCAGTAACAGAGTCTAGTCTATATAGGACGATTTTGCCTTTTCTGTCCTCAAGATAGACGGTATAATTGGGATATTCAGTAACAACAAACCCAGTAGAAGATACTACAGGATCGTCATCATCTAGGAATGCATTTTGATAACAAACCTCATAGAAAGTAGTAGTATTGATCTGAGCAGGGAAATCCTTTCTCATCGTTACTGCTGTTAAGTTAGAGTTGATTGCTCTTTCAGCATTATCAATAACTGCTACTGCTTTACTATGTCTAAACTTACCTTTAAACTTCTCAGTTTTTGAAGTATTGATATATTTCGTAAACTCACTGATTGCTAAGTCTCTAATTGAAGTCTGAGATAGTTCTGTCTTAGTACTGTCGTAATAGATCTTACTATCCACCTCAACATAGAGTATGGACGGATCAATAAGTTGTGGTGTAATAGATGCTACTCTATAATCTGATAACTTCTTGCGGATCTCTTCCTTTGTTACTGAAGTTAACGCAGCAGCATCAGTTGGTTTAATAGCAATGAATACTTTACCATACTCAGGTGGATCATTCTCCTCTCCACCAAATACAATGATGTCACTCACTGCTGGATATAGATTGCGTACAATCGTTCCATAGTCATCAGCAGTTACCGCACGATCTTGAGCAGCAAACATCTTAGGTGCTTGGAACTTGATCTTGTCTACGGATTCTATGTCAGCACCGCCTGAAGCGACCACAACAGAACTTGTATCTATTGCAGTGGAAAAGTTGCTAGGAACGACCTGGTTCTGATTTAGGAGGTTTCCAGAGAAGGTAAATGACTTTGCTCCATTTGCGTCTGCTCCAGCAGTTACCAAATAAGATACTTCTATTTTAGAACTATCCGCAACTTGCTTACCCATTACTCCATCACCAAAGATGAGTTCGTATCTCTGCTCCGCAACCTCATCTAGGAAATACACTTCTGAGGTGGGTTTCGCTTCAAGTATATTATCTGCAAGAGTATACTCCTTGAATATAGTAGCAGAAGCGGAAGGATATACCTTAACAACTAAAGTACTAGTATCTACACCAGGGTTATCAATGATAAACCTTTGACTCTTAAGAGCAGAGTTATAGGTGTAGGTATTGGTTATTAGACTACCCTCTTTAATAGGGATATTAGTAAAGGTTGCAACACCATTAACTACTTGTGCCTTTGTATCTCTAGCAGTAACAAACTGATATAGTATGTTATCCCATGAACTTAGGAATCCGCTTCCTGCGAGTAAAGAGAGCTCAGTATCGTTAGTGGGATTCGCATAGGTTACGGAAAATGAAAGATATGCGGTAGATGCCGTCTTTGACTTTGGCCTATACCCTAATTGTTTCGCAAGGGATACCACATTGTCGCGGAGTGATGCGGAATCAATGAACATTTCATTGACTACCATGTTTGCATTAAACGCACTATAGTAAGTATTGTACGCTAATACATCGATCATGTTTGCAAGGGCAGAACCCTCAAAATCATAATCAGTAAAATCAGAATTAGATCTCAGATAATCTTTTAGAGAAGTCTTAATCTGATCGAAATCTAAATTTGCTACCTGTGTGTATGGCATTACCTTGAGCTCTCTAAGAAGAATTCGACATTAACTGGAGTATCATTCCTTCCAAGAACCGAATAAGATAGTTCTACATTAAACCCATTATCATCCCTCGAAGGTGATACTATAACGCTATCAACAGAAATTCGAGGCTCATAGTTACCTATGACCTCGAATATCGCTTTCTGTATGAGGGCAGCAGTACCATAATCCATAGGTTCAAACAACAGTCGATATATGTCTGAACCCAATTCAGGTTGAAATGGTCTCTCACCTTTTTGTGTTAGTAACAAATTACGAACAGCCTGCACAATAGCAGCCTTATCCTTCACGACAATCATGTCGTCAGTTACTGGATGTTTCTTAAATGTGACGCTTATATCCTTAAACGTCTGAAACTTAGGCATCGAGATGGAATTATACTAATTTTATTTAGTATCGCCATCTCCATCTATGATTTCTATTAAATCAGTATTTTCTTCTTTTCTTTTCTTTTTATCTCTTGCTCTATACCAATCGTCTTGATCAGTTTCTATTAAGAGTTCGTTATTCTCTGCCATTTGCAATCTTTAACTCAGAAAGTATTTGTTCTAACAATCCGATCATCTTTCCATGATCATCATCTTGACAGCATCCTGTATCGCCTTCAAAAGGAGCAGTAACAGTCTCAGTACCAATTCCAGCAGTATCTAGTGTAATATTGCCATCGGGGTCGTATGGAGCACTTACAGGGTATGTTATAGGAGGTGTTCCTTCAAGAGACCATTCTGTTCCTAGTGTTAAATCAGGGATTGTTGTTTGATTAGGGTAAGGAGGAGCAATATATCCATCAGTTCCAGTAACAGCAGCTACATTAGTTATAGGATCATATTCATCGCTCTCTTGGGGAGTAATAGTATTATCATTAGTATATGCAGTACTAGGTTTAGTTTCAGGCACTAATCCTGCTGCTTGGTCGGATACATCAGTACCTAGACCTATTGTTTCATTAGATTCACTCATTAGTTGTCGCTCGGAGTTAAGGTTATTTAGATTTGGTCGGCGCGAGGTCGGCGTTAGGGTTATCCTTGCCCTCTATAACGCTTCTTAGCACTATTTCGGGAAGTCGCTGAAAGTTTCGTATGCTTTCCACGCCCTTGGCGAGATTTCTTAGGGGTTGCCTGAACATAATCAGTATTACCCCATGCACCAGATGCTTTTGCCATTGTAATTGAAAAACTGATAGTATTATATCATAAGATAATCAAACCTGCAACCAACTAGACAGGAGGATTAATGATTACTTGTTTATTAGGTGGTTGCTCTGCTAGGTATGGTCCTGTTAATGGTCTCACACCACCTGCTGCAATAACAGTAGAATCACTATTAGCAATTGCTCCTGCTCCAAGTTCTCCTATAGCAAACAATTGACTGTTAATAAAAACATTCGTATTCTTTCCTAGTAACATTGTTCGTGCTCCTCCACCAGGAACACAAACTGGTTTCCATATACCAGGTACATTCACAGGTATACTTCCAGCAACATAGATGGTAGCAGGAGCACCATTGATAAACACATTAGGAGAAGTGTAGAAAGCACCTCCAAGGGGAAACCGAGGATATGTACACGATCCTAGTTCAGTGTCTGAATCATTTGTTAGTGGTCCTGCAATGAATGCCATTTATCTGATGCGTTGGGCGAATTTTACTAAGTCTTCTTTTATACCTTCTACATTGTTATGCAAATAATCTAAAGTATCTGCTAACCTTTCTCGTTCACTCGATGTTGGTCGCTTGTACATCAATTGAGGGTTTTCGAGATTCGATACCCTCTCCTCTATACTCACTAACCTCTGACACAATGCGAGGAGTATCTGTTCTGTGTCTAGTGGTGTATTGGGAGAGGATAGGAGACTTTTCGTTTCCTCTGAGATATCCCTCTGCGGCTGCTGATTCAAATCCATCGCAAAATTGTTCAAAGTTGTCTAATATGTGTTGGTAATCGTATTCGGGTTTTTCGGGCATTTTTTACCAGGAAAATTTTTTTCAGTTTGAGGTTTTCAAAAAACCATTTTCAATTTATATTTATCGCTCGTCTGGATACTTTTGTAGGTTAGGGGAGTCTTCGTTTTTTGAAACCGCTTGGCGACCCCTTACCAATAAAAAAGGGGCAAAATCACTGCCCCTTTACTGCAAATTGTCGGATCTGGTCAGATTAGACCAGGTGGGCAGACCTCTGCTCTGAATCCCATAGACTGCCAGAAATCAACGAAGTCACACGCCTGAGAATACGACTGAATGAAAATCTTTCGGGGTTGTCCCTGAGATTCTGTCCAGTAGCGGACATGGGTTGAAGATCTTGGCATTTGAGAATTTCGTTGTAAAGGTCGGGTGAATGTGAAATCATTTTGAATTGCAAAGGGTTGGGTCGATTTGGCAAATACGCTCTTGGCGTGATTCCGTCATTTCAGAAACTGTCTGAATGGCAGAGTGTCCAATAAGGACACCTGCTAAAATGACGATGGAAGCGAGGGCGATTCTCAAAATCTTGGATCTCCCAAATCGTTCAGAACATCTTGCAAAAAGTTCACTGGTGAAACCTCTTGGGTGTGAGGTAGAATTCCTGCCGAGTGCATTTCGTTTTCACGAGTCATCTGGGCAAGGATGGATTTCATCGCTGCTTGGACAACGGGGTCACGGCGAGCAGCGGCGTTAGTGAGAAAGATTTCGTTCATGCTTTAATAATACACGATCCAGAGACCATTTCAACAAAACG